GGATCCCGTTTAACCCCAGGGTATTCAGTAGGGTCAAAAGTTGATATTGATGCAATGGCAGATGATTTAGCTGACCTTTTGCTTTTAGAGACAGTAGGTTTATCAAGAGAAGTTAGAAAAGGAAAAGGCTCTTCTGTTGTAGGACTACTAAATCTATTCTTAAATATTTTTTCTCAGGCATATGAGGGAAATATTCGAACATTACCTATGTATCATTTATCTAACCAAGTTCACTTGCTATCGCAATGCTTAGTTATGATAAAGCCAATACGGGACATCCGTTCTCTTCCTATAGACTTTAAAGATGGGCATAGTATTACTGATTTTTTAAGCGGAATTTATAGATTATTAGGATTTACACATGTAATTTCTCCAAAAGATGCTTACTCAGAGTTTAGAGTGCAAAAAGATATTAGAGCGGAGCTATCAAATGCAGAAGATTAGATTAAAAAAGGGAAATTCTAATGATTTTTTATTATCAAAAACCTCTTTAATAGGTAGGGAAAGTAAAAAAAATATAGTAGTAGGTGACAAAGAACAACCTACTCCCAAGAGTTCATATGATAGATCGAATTTATCAGCTAAACAAAAAGAAAGAAGAAGACGCTACAAAGAGAGGATGGGAGATTCATGAAAATACTAAAGGGCACTGTAGTAAGTAGAGTAGATTACGGAGGTAATCCCGTCTTAAAAGTTATTCCAGACAAAGGAGGTAGATCCTTTCCAAAGGATTCTGCCGATATGTCAGATGTTGTTAATGTTATATACGTCTCTCCTTATGCGGGAGGTCCTACAGCAGGACAAGTAATGATTCCTGAGGAGAACTCACAAATAATTTATTGCCTTGCAGAGAATGATGCTGACAATAACTATTACTACTTAGGCTCTATAGTTGCTCCAAATTTTGAGGTTGTTCAAGAAAGCGCATCCCATAATCCCTTAATTAATCCAGACCCAGAAAGCTCAACAACCAAGAGGCCTAATTTTATGCCACACGATGAAATAGATTGGGCTTATAATAATCAATCTAGTTCTTATGGAATTAAAACCCCTAGAGGGAACCAATTCGTAATTCGTGAACAACTTGATTCAACTGGAACAAAAAGAGGTGTTTATCTAAAAACCGCAAAAGGACACTCCTTGTCTTTAACTGATGGCCCTACATCCCAAGCTAAGTTGGCTGGTTCTGGAGATAGAGCTATGTTAGAAATAACAGGAGAAGACTCTAAAGTTAGTAGCGGTAAAGCGAAGCACTCAGCTTACCTTCACGCCTCGAATAATATAGCCCTCACTTCTATGGAAGGAGGTATGTCTTTCTCTGTTGTTGACGGTAATAACATTGATATTACTAATACTTCTACAGAAGGTAAGCAAAGTAGCTTGCCCATAGAGTTATCAGGAAAGGAATCGGGAAATATAAATTTAACAACGGCTGCGGGGGATATCTTAATAAGAAGCTCAGGTAATGGGGTATTTATTGATTGTTTAGATAATAATGACACAACAACAACTCCTGCATCATTTCAGGTTAGAAGCCAAAATAAAATTCACATGTATTCAGCTAATGGAATTGACCTAAAATCTGCTGGAGACGTAAATATAGTAGGGAGAAATGTGAACATTGAGTCTGACCCCACACAGGCAGGAATAGTAAACATTAACCCTATACCTACTGGAGCCGTAAACACGAAAATGGGAATAAGAAAAACAAACGAAGAGATAGCAGCGGAGGCAGTAGCTCCCACAGGCCAAGTGCCCTTCTTTGTCACTAGTCCAGGAGCCGCTAGTTTTGCTTTTAACTACAGCTATGGAAGAAACATTGATGTTAGATTAATGCAATAAAAAGGATACGAGATGGCAATATTTAACCCTGAATTTTTTACAAATCCCGCAGCAAGCCTGAATACTTCCTTCGGTATTCCAACATGCATTACCAACTTAGGTATTCAGGCTTTACGGCTACTGAGTCCAACATCTTTAACAACTCTGTTTGATTCCGTAGAGGAAGGAAAAACCTATGCTGAAAACAAAATAGCAGGTGATGTAAAAAGGTTGTTTGAGTCCTTTGGTTTTCTAGAAGTAGACAGTATTACTGGTAAACTAACAATCAAAGGCTTTTCAGACAACGGTTTAGATTTAGGTTTTTTAGAAAAGCTTGATGCTCTAAATAGAGATTTAGCAGCCGCAGAAGCTTTAATAGCGCAAGGTGTCGATTTTGTTAATGAAGTGTTAAATTGTGTAAGCGAATTCAAATCATTCCTAGATAGCACTCAGGGATCAAATAACACTACAGGTGCGGGTGGGTTAGGAACAGGAGGGTCAAACACTTACGTCAATAATTTGGCTGAAGCAAACCGAGCAGTAACCGTTCAGAAGATCACAGAATCTCAAGATTTTATTACTAGGTGTAATAATTTACAAATCAGAGTAGGACAAGTTCTAAGAGAGAAAGCAGATCAAGAACAAAACCAACAAACTCAACAAGGCCCTATCTTCAGAATGATCTATGGCCCTCCTGTATCGAAAAAAGGAATCTTTATTTTATCTGAGGATGGTCTGTATTATGACTCTCAAGTTAGACAGTATAACGGGAAAGATATTCCAGCGGCTTCCGATATCGGAGTTGTAGTTAATTCTGAAAGTTGGAAACTAGATTATTCTCCAAATCTAGGAGGTAAGGGTACTATTGTTTCATTGGCTGATGTAAATGAGTATGTTGACACTTTGTTTGATATAAATAGGATTGATAATACAGACACACTAAAACAGTACTACGAAAATGATCACTTCTTAGAGGTTTTAGAGGCTCAAAAGCAGAAACAAGTTTTAGATACTTCGGCTCAAATAACAGAGCTATACACTTCTGGCTATTCTAATGATTCTGCGCTGTTAGTAAACTATAGGCAAAGTCTTTATGGCATTTTAGCATCATACGAAGAAAAAATTAATAAAAGAAAAAAACAAATTGAGGTAGCGGTTAAGGCTTCGTCTGAGTTTGGGGTGGACCAACATTTCGACGTAGGGACTATACCAATAAATGATTTTTCTTATTTAAGCTCTGTGAACTTATCTGTTTCTTTGGAACAACAACAGAGATTATCTTTTGAGGCAGGAGATGTAACAGATATTGTACTTCCTATTGAGCCTGTATTTGTTAGAAGTGTTGGAAGTGAAAGCAGTAAATTTGTTGTCCCCTTTAATGTAGCAGAGGTAGGAAAAGGCTCAATTATAACAACGGGCTCAGTTTCATCCAATACAATCCCAACTTTGTCAATCACGGACTCTATTGTTTCGGATAGGTTGTTTGCTGTGTTTAATTTTTTAAAGGCAAAAGGTGTTACTCCTGATTCTGATAAATTTACTAGTTTAAATTGTGCAACTTTAGGAATGAAAAACAATGCTCAATTAATTGGAAGAAACCCAGTATTATTTACTTCAGGTGTGGGTATACCTTATTTTGGAGGTATGGTATCAATTAATAATTTTGCTCAAGAAGTAAGAGATTACAGGAGCATTTGTAGATTACCAGACACATCACCCTTCCAAAACTTTATGTATGATAAAAACGGAGGATCTTTTGAGTGCTGGTTACATATGCCAGGATACGGAACTTCTGCTAATACTTTTGAACGCGGAGAGAGAGCAACCCTTAATCTAAATCCTACTAACGCAGAATGGACAGATTACAATTACTATAAAATTTTATTAGGTAATGAAAATGTTGGAGGGAATGTAGCTCAAGATGTTAGCTCTGTAGCTATATCTGATGCAACAGAGACTGTTAAAGGAATGCTTATGGGTTTTAGTCGTGACCCTGTTATAACGTGGGATGAAAAAGTTATACCTGGACCCGACACCAACATTGGCGCTAATATCGGCATCGAAGCTTCATCAACTACAGCATCTAGTTGTTTTTTCATAGCCCCTACAATGTCAGTAAATAAAAGTACCGCAACTTTTACTCCAATACATGATGGATGTACTAGTGATGAATATGCAAAAATGGCAATTTACGACGATGTAACCGTTAATGGTGTTAAGTTTTCGGATGTTAAGGATTCCTTCATGCATTTAGCTGTTACATTCGATGTGTCATCTAACGAGTGTAAAGTTTATTTGGACGCAAATTTAATGACCACTTCAAGTTTAACCGCTGTTTTTGGAGTAGCAAAACAGCAGTCTCCATCTATACCAACCTTTGTACAACCACCAACTTCAGACACTAGCAGCTTTTTCTACTCTGAGAATACCGTTCGACAAAAATTAGATACGAATTACTTTGATAATGGACCATCGACTGACCCATTTTTTACTCCATGGATGATAGGTGGAGGCTGGACGGACGGGTTCCCTATCTCTCCTGATACCAGCGCAGGAGGGTTCATGGGAACCAGACACGGGTACACTAGTGGATTAAATGGTTATGTTGGAAGTGTAAAGTTTTACTCAAAACCTCTATCTAATTTAGAGGTTACCACTAACTATAACGCACAAAAAGAGTTCTTTAAGAACATAGTAACATGACTACAACAATATTTGGAAAACTACCAGACCCTAAAATAAAATCTACGATTATAAGCAAGGAATCTGTGGATACTGTTTTAGGAGTTAAGTATCCTTTGTTTGATGAAAAGAATCCAACTAAGGGTATTTTTCATCAAACAAACGGGTTTGCTTTATTAAGAAGTGAAGCATCACAATTAATAAGAACAGAGCGAGGGGAGAGGGTAATGCTTCCTAACTATGGATTATCATTAAAAAAATATCTTTTTGAGCCTTTATCTGAAGATTTAGCAGAGAGCATTTCTGAAGAAATTTACTACAGTTTTGCAACTTATTTACCTAAAGCCAAAGTTAAAGATGTTAAAATAGAAGAAGGAGATAGTGTGCATGGGTTAGGGTTACCTGGATTGAAAATCAAGGTTTTAATTTCTCCCGCTAACTCATTAGAAACAGGAACCGTGGAGGTAATAGTATGACAAAGAATTATAAAGAGGCAACAAAAGTTCCATTCACAACGGCTGCGTCCGACTTTCAGAAGCTGTTAAAGACTGGGGATGACTACAAAAATAAAATTGATTTAATTGATTATGCAGCAACCGATTTTGTCACATTAAGAGATTCCTTAATCTCATACATGAAAGCTGTTTACCCTACAGACTACCAAAACTTTTCTGAGTCTGATTTTGGAGTAATGTTTACTGAATTGGTTGCTTATATGGGTGCTGTTATGTCGTTTAAAGCTGATGCTTTAGCTAATGAAAACTACCTCTCTACTGCCAAGAATAGAAAAAATGTTAAAAAATTATTAGAGTTAATCGGAATTAGATTAAAAGGCCCTACCTCTGCTGGAGCGAACGCAAAACTAATACTAGACAGCGCGGCGGGAGGTAATACAACAATTACCGCAACAAATAGAGTATTTAATTTAACTTCACCTTTAGATGGTGGGGCTCTTCAGTTTACGCTGTATAAAACTAGTAATGGTAGGGTTCTCGGAATGAATGCAAATAACTCCGATTTAGTATTACCTGTTGCTGACTCCGCAAATGAAGCAGGATTAACTTGGACCAACTTAGCTCTCTTGGAAGGTTCCTTGGTACAAGAGGTAGGGGTTTTCAATAGTACTGAAGTGTTTAAAACTGTAGCACTTACAGAAGGACCAGTTATAGAAAACAGTATCCAAGTGTATGTTAACGATTCGGGAGATCTAGGTGGCGAGTACACTCAGGTAGACAATGTTATGTCTGCTTCTGGACCTACAGATAGAATATTTGATGTTCTTTATGATGATACTTATGGTGCTACTGTAAGGTTTGGAGATGGGGTGGTAGGGTCCTCTCCTCCAAACTCTTCTGCATACCGTGTTCTTTATCGCGTGGGTGGAGGCACTAGGGGTAATATCTTAGGCGCGGTAATTAACGCTCCAATAACTACAAGTGAGGGGAATGGAACTATATCTAATACTAGCGTAGCTGCGGGAGGTCTCGATGCTGAAACAATAGAAAACGCAAAAAGATACGGTCCACTAACATTTAAACAGCAAGATAGGTTGGTTACCCTTGAAGATTACAAAGCATATATATCTCGATACTCTAGCCCTACTGGAGGAACAGCCATAGGAACTGCTAGTACCAGGAAAGCCTACTCCTCCGCAAACATTATTGATTTGTTTGTTTTACAAAAAGCTACGGATACCATTCTACAGAAGGCGACTGTAGAGTATAAAGTTAATCTTCTTGAATCAATTCAGGATTCTAAAATGTTAACAGATGAGGTTAATGTAGTTGATGGGTTAATTAGAACTTTAGATTTGGTTGTTACTGTTTTCTGTGATGAGGGTTTTAGATCCCTAGAGGAAAAGATTAAGAATAGCGCAGCCAATGTAATACGGAATTACTTCTCTTATTCAAACTTTGGATTTGGGGAAAGTTTTACCCCTCAAGAGTTAAATAGATTAATCTATGATATAACAGAGATTAGATATTCAACAGTTGATAATATTCAGAAACCAGTACAAGTAAGCTTTAATGAGATCATTCAATTAAACAACTTAACAGTTAATATCTCCTTTATATAATGGCTAGAAAATACCACAAGAGAAACTTTGTTGATGCTGTAGAAATCATTACTCCAGACGTATATCTGGAAGATGACTACGCATTAAGTGGTATGCAAATAAAAAATACGGACTTGCTTGTTAATAGTCATGTCATTTCGGCTGCAAAGATACAAGAGACGTTAAAAATCAGCGCAAGTGCATTAACGGGATCAAATTTATACAGTTCTATTGATAATATTAACGGACTCTCGCAGTTCTTTTTAGTTAATAATAATCTGACTAATATAACTCCTGAGAAATTTCAAAAGAAGATTCTGTCTCCTTTGGGCCAGAAGCTATCGTCCTTTTCCTCCTCTTCTGCTTTTGGGGATTATGTTAGTGGGACATTACTTCCCAAAATCTACCTAAACAACACGAAGATAAAAACAGACACTTCCTCTAATTTCGGATCAACACAGCAAGAAGTTACTGAGTATATGATTAGTAATTTGGGTTGGTTATACTTCTTAAATACTAGTGCTCCCGCAGGAGGGTCTTTAGCTCCATCTACATTAGTTGCTTCTTCAATAGTAAGAACTGTATACCACGACAAAGATTACAAACTTAACGATGCACTAAAAGATTATCAAACCTATCTCTGGGAAAACTATTCTTCGTCTTCCGTACCTTTTGATTTACTTCCTAGTCACTTTTCTGAAGGAACAGGCACTTTTACTAGTGGAACACAAAATCTAGAAAAACTAAAAACATTAATTGATGTAGCTTATTCTCCGCTAAAAATAGATAAAACTGATAATAAAGTAGAAACAGCATTTAAACACTATTTATCGGCTACAGAAGTAGTAGAAACGACTGAGTACCGAGGTCCCTTTTCAAAGTTTTTACGAGGAGCTTCGTATGGGATGTTTGATATTAACGACCAAGTAGAAGGCATAGGAGATTTAAATTCTATAGATGAATGTCCCAGCGAGTACCTACCACTTTTAGCTGATATTATTGGGTGGAAGCTGTATGGGAGAAATACTGAGTCTTGGAGAAACCAAATTAGAAATGCTCCGTTAATTTATAGAAAGAAAGGCACTAAACAAGGAATAATTGATGCTTTAAATGCAATTATACCACAGAATCCAATAAACACAAGTGGGACTATTAATGAATTATACGAATCATATCTTCCAAATTTAATTTACTATGCTTTAGGTACAGGAACAGATCTGTTTGATTCGGCTACATTTACTCAAGATATTGCAACAACGCATGGGATGGATGTGTTTTCTCCCACGGATAAAGATTACAATATTAGAGCAGGTGTTGATGCTATTTTAAGATTGTTGGCTACTGAGTTCCCTGATAACTTTGTATTAAAAGGTAGTCCTTTTAGGATAACACGCCTTGTTAATGGAAAGGGTTGGTTTG